TGATGTTCTATTCAAGGAATTGTATGAGAATGCATACGATGTAATTGTTCCTACAAGCATTCCGGATTTGATTTTGATACTGGCTAAATATCAATACCAGCATTGTTTTGTTGCAAATCCAGAAATCAATATGACTGCAGCATTTCTTGAAATCATGTCAACGTGTACTTTCAAAAAATGAGTAGCAATCCATTTGATTATATAAATGATATTAATTACGATAAAAAAGATATTATTCGTAATTCCTCTAATCCAGAATTGGCAGCTAAAGGATATAATCCTTGGATTACCAATAAAACCTTATCTTACTTTCAAGATACCATTTTCTATGCAAATGAGATGAATAAGAATGCCCATCTCATTAACCAAATGCAGTTTGATTACTTTTTTCAATGTATAAATAAAAGGAAGAGATTTGCTAAACAGTCAAAGAAAGTAGTTTCAGATGATGCTAGTAGTGTTGCGAAATATTATGGATATAGTTTGAGACGAGCCGAAGAAGTTCTTTCTATTTTAACTGCCGATCAAATCAAAACCATAAAACAAAAACTAGAAATTGGTGGATAACATGATTGAAAACTTAATAGAAGTGCAGCTAGTAGAGCCAGATAATTTTCTTCTTGTAAAAGAAACTTTAACTCGTATCGGAATTGCCTCTAAAAAAACAAATACTCTATATCAATCGTGTCATATCTTGCATAAACAAGGTAAGTATTATATTATGCATTTCAAAGAACTATTTCTCCTTGATGGAAAGAAAAATACAGATTTCTCTGAAAACGATGTAGCTAGAAGAAACACTATTGTCAATCTTCTGGAAGAATGGGAATTAATCAAAATCATTGATAAAAGTAAAACAGCAGAACCTGTAGTTCCTATTTCTCATATCAAAATTATCTCTTTCAAAGAAAAAAATAATTGGATTTTAACAGCGAAATATAGTATAGGAAACAAAAAATAATGAAAACTAATTTTGAGATGGTTGGCGAATTTATGAATGCGTTTAGCCAAGAAGTGAAGACTAAACCAGAAATTCCCGATAGGTCTGTTTGTGAATTTAGAATCAAATTAATTAAAGAAGAGTTTGATGAAGTAGTTCACGCTCTTCTATTCTCTAATAAAGAAGATAAGAAACTTGCGTGTGAAGTTGCCAAAGAACTGACTGATCTTCTGTATGTCGTATATGGAGCAGGACATGCTTTCGGTATTGATCTAGATAAGTGCTTTGCTGAAGTTCAAAGGTCTAATATGTCCAAGCTAGGCGCTGATGGAAAACCTATCAAGAGAGAAGATGGAAAAATTTTGAAGGGAGAACGTTATGTTCCCGCTGATATTGAAGCTGTCTTATTTAACCAATAATTTTTTCAACATATATAATGAAGTATAAACTGTGGAGAACAGAATGACAAAAATTATAGTGAAGCAGATTTAATGAACATTATTTTTCAAGACAAGTAAAAAAGGAGGAATTTTCATTCCTCCTTTGTTGTATTTTAGGCCATCGTTATAGTAACATTAGACATTATCCACATTAGAAAAATAACTAGACCAAGAGCTGAAACTGTTAATACTGCATCTACTGTATCAATCGAATTTTTCATTTTAATTTCTCCTATAAAAGCGAGGTTCAAAAGTCCCAGAATTTGGCGACGAGATATTTAGTGTGCAGGTGCACAAAAATATCATGCTTTTTAACTATATCTGATATGACAAAAGGTCATAGATGCTAAAATTCATAAAACTTCCATAAATATAATATAAAAATGATATTTGCTCTTATTATATCTATTTTACTTGTTGCTTTAATTGATCAACTCATATATAATCCTAACTAACAACTCTCATGGAGATATATTATGACTACAAAAAATGTAGCTGAAAGTACGAATTATGAAAATTGTATCGGAGTTAAAGAAGAACTTACTAACTCCGATCTCTCAACTTTTATTGAAATCGAAGATGATGAGTCTTCTGAAGATTCATGGAAAAAGCATTGGACAGGAATGCCTGAATATGAGCAGGAAGATAATCCAGCTTATAAAAAACTCATTATTAGTTTTAGAACTAAAGAAGATTATGATGAGTTTGTCGAAAAGACAGCAGCAATTCTTGATCAGACTATGACTCATAAAACAAAAACAATTTGGTATCCAGCCCTCAGTCGAGATGAAAATTCTTTAAAGAGGTGGATCGAAGAATGACAAATCCCAAGTATCCAGTTTTTATTGTTTCAAAAGGCCGCTCGGATTCAATGATTACATCTAGATCATTGGCTCGAATGAAGGTATCCCATTATATCGTCATTGAACCTCAAGATGAAGAATCATATGAAAAAGCTTTAGATACTTTTAACATTAGACCATATGTCACTCTTCTTATTGCTCCATTCTCTAATCATGGAGATGGACCTGGTAGAGCCAGAAATTGGGCATGGGATAATGCTATCGCAATGGGAGCAGAAAAACATTGGGTATTAGATGACAATATCTCTGACTTCTATCGTCTTCATAAAAATCAGCGTATTCGAGTCGAGTCTGGAGTAATTTTTAAAATTGCAGAAGACTTCATTGATAGATATGAAAATGTGCCTATATCTGGATTTCAATATAGATTTTTCATTGCACCAAATAGCAAGTATCCTGCTTTTGTAAAGAATACTAGAATCTATTCTTGTCTATTGATTGATAATAAGTGCAAGCATCGCTGGAGAGGCAGATACAATGAAGATACCGATATTTGTCTAAGAGTTCTGAAAGATGGCGATTGCACTATTCAATTCAATGCATTTTTGCAAGGTAAGGCTGCAACACAAACGGTAAAGGGCGGGAATACTGCTGAGTTCTATCATGCTGAAGGTAGTCTAGAACGAGAGAAGTGGAGAGATGGTTATCTCAATGCAGAGGGAACTATCAAAAAGTCTCAGATGCTTGTTGATCTTCATCCTGATGTTGCTAGAATTGAATGGAAGTATGGAAGATGGCATCATTTTGTTGATTATCGTCCATTCAAGAAAAATCAATTAAAATTAAAAGATAATATTAAAATATCTGAAAAAATTAATAACTATGGTCTTGTATTAGTGAATAATTATACTATATAATAGTGTTGTCGCCTTATGGGACAACATATTGTTAACTCGCTTTTAAAGGAGAAATAAAAATGACAACTTTCGAATTTAGACATAACTTTTTCCCCAAAGAATTTGATCGTTTCTTCGTCGGAATTGATCCACTTATGAAGAAGCTTAATGACGCCGCTGAATTCACAGCAAAGTCGATGACATCAAATTATCCTCCATACAATATATTAAAATTTGATGGAAACAAATATGTCATCGAAATGGCAGTTGCTGGATTTGAAGAGAAAGATATTGAAGTTGAGTATGCGGACGATAAGCTGACAATCAAAGGAAAGGTTCTAGATAAAGAAGAATCCAAGTCTCAGTTTCTATATCACGGACTCGCTATGCGTCCATTCACGAGAGAATTTACGTTGGCTGACAATGTAGAAATACGTTCGGCAAATCTGACCAATGGAATCCTTCGAATTGAGTTGGAAGCTGTAATACCTGAGCATAAGAAGCCAAAGAAAATTCCTTTGAGTGTTCAGTTTCTAACTGAAGACGCTAAAGTCACGTAAATAAAAAAAGAGGGGAGGCAACTCCCCTCACTTACTTTCTTAGAGATTTTCATAAGGGTTGTAGTCTGGTTGAGGATACCAAGTGCCTTTGAACAATTTAGATTGATCTTTTACTGAGATTAGTTGCAGATGCACAGCATCATAGAAAGTTGTTCTTCTATTAGGGAATCCCCAATTACCTCCCCAGATAAGTTTGTGCTTTTCAGCAAGCTTGCCTAGGAATGTCCAATCGCCGCCCCAGAATGCTTTTCCGTTTACAATCTTGACTACATCAGCAGCAAGACCATAATGATGAACTCCCACATTTCTTAGTTTGGTTTTCTTTTGATTGAAAAGTTCTAGCTGTCTTTCTTTACTTCTGTACGTTTCGATAATTCTGAGTTCGTGCCCCAAAAGCTTTGCGTCGTCTATAACATTTTGCATTCTTCTTCTAACTTCTGGTTCAAGTAAATTCAGTGCACTCACTCTTTCTTTTGATTTAAATGCTAAACTTGTTTTGATTACATTTGTATAAAAATTCATTTGTTGTTTCCTTCTTCAATAATTTTGTTGTTGTTTCTAACCCACTCTTGAAGCGATTTTAGTTGTTGGGCGTTTTGTTCGCAGACGGAGTAGTTGGAGACGATGGTACTGAGGGCTTGATTGTCTTTAATTCCTGAGGGGGTCGCATCAGCAACTCTGGCGGAGTCGGGTTCAGCACCTCTGGTCGCGGAGTCATGCAAGTACACCCAACCAGTAGAAAGCTCGCACCTAGAAGGCACATTTTTAGACTTGTCGATATAAACATATTCTTTTTCCTTTATAGTTGTGATTCTATCAACGTACTCGATTATTACTTTGGCTTCTGCCTTGGCCAGTTTATCAATCAGATTATCAATTTGTTTTCTGGCTTCTTCCTGATATGTTTTAAATTCTAAATCTGCTGCTGTTTTGGCTCTAGTGTATCCGAAATAATATGATGTTCCGGCTAACCCTAAAGCAGCAACAACGATAGCAATTACTTTGTAACTTGATGGAATAAGATTGAACATAAATACCCTTTATAATTGAATTGATTGTAGTATATTTATAATAAGATAGCAAAGGTCAATTAAATGCAACTCAAAACTTTAAGAGAATTTCTTCAGACTGTCATAGTTGAAAATCTTCATCCAGAATTGAAAGCTATAGCACATGCACCAACTGGTGCAACAAAAACATCAAAACTTACTCAATTATCTAATAAAATTAAAGAATTGACCAAGCGAGGAGAATCCACTGGAATTGAAGGTAATATGCCAAGGGGTTCTAGCAGAGCATATTTGCCTCTCGAAGAAAGACAAAAAGTCAATATTGATGGTAAAGACGCTCATATGAAAACTGGAATGAAAGTTGCCATCAGATCACCGCTCGATTCTCATCATGATAAAAAGAAATATGACGGAATGTCTTTAGGACACATGCAAAACGAAGCCGAAGGCGGAGATCATTATTTAAATAATAATCATAGAATTTTAACACAACATGAAAATGGTAGATATACTACAAATGAACATGGAATTTTTCCGCCTCTCATAGATCATGATCATGATAATCATGAATGGAGTCATGTTGGTCATGTAGATTCAGTTAAAGCTTCTGATTTTCGAAATTTAACAAAGACAGAATCGCATCCTAAAGGTATTAGTCATGAAGATTTTACTGATTCTCTAAGAAGATCATGGGACAAAGATCATGGAAAATATTGGCATCAAGGAGATAAAGTAGAAAAAGAATTAGATCATATTGAAAGTCATCCTCTTGTTCAAAAATTTTTAGATCATCAAAGACTATATGGAATGCCTCCGCATGATTACGGCAATATTAAAAATTTAGGAGCCTGGACTCATCCAGGAACTGGGCAAAAACATATTGTCGCAAGGGACCATGGATTTAGTGAAAATGTAATGAAAGCTTATCGCCGCGCAAATGAAAAGAAATATAAATTTTAAAATTTAATATTTGTCTTTACTTTTTTAGCTTATCATCTAATATATAATGTTACTGTGATGGAGAGTTGAATGCGTTTCTATACGAATGCATATCTTCGAGGAAGCACGATCTTCCTAAGAGGATTTGAAAACGGCAAAAGAGTTTCTCAGAAAATTCCTTACAAGCCATATCTCTTTGTTCCTTCAAAGAAGCCAAACCCAGAATACAAAACTATTTCCGGTAAGATGGTAGATAAGGTCGAATTTTATTCGATAAAGGAAGCCAGAGATTTTATTCAGACTTATGATGATGTTTCTGGATTCGAAGTCTACGGAATGGATAAGTTCGTCTATACGTTTTTGAATGATCATTACTCCGGCGAAGTTCAGTACGACAAAGATGCGATCCGAGTTGCTAATATCGATATCGAAGTTGACTCTTCTGATGGGTTCCCTAATATTGTCAGTGCGAACAAAAGCATTACTGCGATTACAGTTGAGTACAAGAAAACATATTACGTATTCACAACTGTAAAATATACCAAACATCGAGATGATGTTGAGGCTTATTATTATGGCCCTGCTGAAGCAGATATGCTCAAGTCCTTTCTTCATTGGTGGAAGAAAACTGATTTTGATGTTGTTACTGGATGGAACGTAGAGTTCTTTGATATTCCTTATCTGATTAATCGAATTAAAAATCTTCTAGGAAATGATTGGGCAAATAATCTATCGCCTTGGGATATGCT